TCAGACTTTCCACTCAGAGCAGTAATCAAGCCTGTAATATCTGACTGAGCATGAACGTGACTGGAATTCGCTTTTCCATCGAGTGCCGCCTGGAGGTCTAGTTGGTCCGAGAGAGTCCCGGTCAGTGCGCCCCAAACAGGAGAAACCCCAGACACCGCAGTATCAACGTAGCCCTTTGTTGCTGCTTCAAGAGAAGTTGCCGGAGCGCCTGGAAGAGTTACAGTTCCGGTAAAAGTTGGATTGTTGATCGGGGCCTTTGAAGTAAGCCCAGGGACAGTAGGAGCAGAGGCTGTCCCGCCAAGGTCTCCAGCAAGTTGAATAATGCCCTTGCTGGAAATAGTGGCATCTGCCGGAGTGACACCCGAGAGAGCACTCTGAACGAATGCGGTAGTGGCAATCTGAGTAGTGTTTGTTCCAGCAGTGGCCGTTGGCGCTGTTGGCGTTCCAGAGAATGCTGGAGAGGCCAAGAAAGCGAATGTCCCGGAGCCATTTGGAAGAGAATAAGAACGTCCGGCAGTCAGTGCCGAACTATCAAAGATCGCTGCAAATCCACTGGAGTTGACAATACTAAACTGCCCAGAGGCGTTTGAGAAGAGTCTTACACCCGTTGAAGGTCCAGTGGGTGCTGAGATTGCGGGCAAGCCAATATAAGCTGCGGTCCCAGTAAGGTCGCCACCAGTTCCAGAAAACTTAGAGTTAAAGGTCGTCCAGTCTGTATTGGTCAACAACCCTCGCGCAGTTGAGCTTGCCGAAGGAAGATTAAGTACGCCAGATGTGCTCCACGAGGCATTGGTCCCGGTTGTTGTAATGGCATTCGTGAGTGCCAATGTCCCAGTATTATTTGGAAGAGTGTAGATGCGCCCCACAGTGAGTCCAGCTAAGCTGAAGGTCGCTGGGAATCCAGAAGTGGGCATTACTGCCAAATGGCCCGAGTTATTTGAGTAGAGTTTTACTCCTGAAGTAGGTGCCGAAGCCCCCGTTGACTGACCTGGAAGCCCAATGAACCCTGCTCCTCCAGTCCCCGTAAGCGTTCCGCCACTGATTGGGAACTTTGCATCGATCTGGCCCTGCGCTTTACCAAAGGCCGACAGAATCGTGTCCGAAGAGGTAATTGCAGCGTTGGATGCAGAAAGCCCTGGAAGTGGTTGCGCGATGACATTGCTGCCGAACCCGAGCCACGTTCCGCCGTTCAATCCCGATAGGTAGTGCGCACTTGATGGAGTGGTGTTTGTAGGAGCATTGAATTTCGCGTTTAGCTGGCCCTGTACTTTTTCAAAAGCTTCCAGAACAGTATCCGAGAACGTCAAAGAACTATTCGGGCCTGTCGTAAATCCAGTGAGGGGGGTAGAGCGAACCCGTGCTTCTGTAAAATATAAATTGGTCGATCCCTCTGTTACGGAGTCCGTCGATCCAGGACTTGCCACAATCTCCACATACATGGTGGAGGCCCATCGATATACTTTGCTCGTATCCAAAGCCACATAGAGAATCCCATTCGCCCCTGTTCCAGGAAAAGCGGCAAAGTTCGCATACTCTTGAACTGAGTCTACCGAGTCATAAATGTATGCAGGAGAAATTTTTGTATTTGAGTCGAGAGGCACATACCCCAGTGCCACACCCTTATTCGCAGTATTCTCGGGGGTGAACCCAAGAGAAGCTTGCTTAGAATCCAACTGAGACTGAATAGTGCTGGCAGTAGATACTCCAATGAGTGCTTCAAGCTCTGCCTGGGAAACGGTGGACGATTTTACCTTGTTGTCCGAATCAATGTAACATGCACTGCTCGCTTGTTGATTGGGAAGAATGAGGTCGTTAAGTACCCTAAAATTATTGGCGCTCTGCCCGTGCGCAGTCGCAGATAAAAAAAGTAGTAGTGATAAAAACCTCATGATGATTCCCCCAAAGTTAGAGTCGAATAGTACACTGGACCTGTTAAATCTTCGTCCGAGTTTGTATTAATAGTATAGCCATCCATCGTAATATTTTCAAAGGACCACAACCGAGCGTCAGAGCCTATAGGCTGAGTCGGAACATATGGAGAATCCCACGGAGTTTGGAAAACCACGTTGGCTTTCAAAGGAGAGCCGCCAAAATCTGTAGGCTGAAGAACGCCGGATTTATACGGCTTTGCTGCTCCTGGGTCTGATTCTCCCAGCGGAATAGTGGAATAATAAACAGGGCCTGAGAGTGGATCGTCTGAATTGGTGTTGATTACATAGCCTTCGAGCGTGACGTTCTCGATCGTGTAGAATCTGGCATCTGCTCCCGCTGGCTGAGAAGGAGCGTATGGAAGTCTCCAAGGTGTCGAGAAAGTGACAGTAGCTTTCTTCGGACTGTCCACGAAATCACCTGGAGTCAATACTCCCGTCTTAAATTTGACTGGCCCGGTGCCGCTTCCACCGCCTGCCGTAGCTGCTCCCCCAACAGAGTTGTACACATTCGGTCGGGGGAGCTTTACGGCGTTGGTTGTGATTGCGGTGCCGTCGGAAAATTCAAAAATAAATTCAACTACGCCAGTGCGAAGTTCTTCAACACGAATGTCGGTAATGTACGGAGCATCTTTTCCATCTACTCCGTCACGGCCATCTTTCCCGGCCCTTCCATCGCGGCCTGAAATGCCTGGTAAACCGCGTGGGCCTTGCTTGCCCTGCTTGCCGTCTTCTCCCTTATCCCCTTGGACTCCGCGCTGTCCCCGTGGGCCACGAGAGCCGCGCAGAGACAGGCGGTCCTCGTCCGTGAGGTCACTAAACCTAAGTTTAAGGGAGTCCTTTTCTTGTTCGGAGAGATCAGAAAAATGCAATCGCAGTTTCTCGACCTCTTCAGGCGTAAAGTCTGAAAACTTTGGTTTCAAGGATTCGAAGAAACTTCGGTGTTCCTCAAAAACAAAATCCCGCCCATTGTTGCCGTCACGGCCATCCCTTCCGTCACGACCTCTGGGGCCTCGAATCTGCTCAATGTCCTCAGCGGACAAATCAGAGAATTTTAGCTTGAGAGAGTCAGATAAATTCCCAACCACCTCTCTACATATATTCTCAATCTTCTCTCGGTTCTTTTCAAACGAAAAGTCTTCCCCATCACGACCATCTCGCCCGCGTGGGCCTCGAAGTTGGGAAATCTCCTCTGTGGAGAGATCGGAGAATTTTAATTTTAAAACTTCTTGCTGGGAAGATACGAATTCCCGTAGGAGATTCGAAATCTCGGATTGATTCTCCTCAAAGGAGAAGTCCTTACCATCTCGTCCGTCTCTCCCCTTTGGGCCTCTGAGCTTTTCTATCTCGTCGGCACTTAGGTCTTCAAATTTGAGAGCGAACTCTTTCGCCCAAGCCCGAATCGTATCTGCATGTTCTTGAATATCGAAATCTTTACCGTCACGGCCAGCGGCACCTCGCTGGCCTCTTGGGCCTCGATGTGGGGCGGTAGTAGGGAGCGAAGCTAATCGCTCCTCCACCTTCTTTACCAGTAGTGCGATGAAGATTTCATTTTTCAAGTCTCAACCTCATGCGCTTCCAGTGAGGAACTTCAAGGCAGCTTTTTCAAGCTCCGGGTTTTTGTCCTCTGGGGGCTGAGGTGATTCAAGTTGTTTGGTTTTTTGAGCAATGTTCGCGTCGATGACTTCATCCATGCGATCCACTGGCGTGTAGTTGTTTGTGGCAATGTAGTAATTATCGCCTTCTTTATAGCCAGGAAGCCCTTCAAGATTTCTCGCCTGATTCGGAGTCATTGCTCCGATTGAAAGCATCGTCTTGTAGTAATCTGCTCTCGATTTCATATCCCCTCTGAAGATCGAGCGAAGATCAATTTCTGTAAATCTTCCGCCGTAGCGGTTGTTCAGAATTTTCACATCGGCTTCCATCTCAAGGTTGGTCGCCCAGGTATCGAGAGTGTCGGTGGCTACTTCTAAGTTGGCTTGTTCTACGTTGGAATATGTTGCTGCCGTGACATCGAAAAGTTTTGTAGGAGGGACTCCGAGGAATCGTGCGATCTCAAGGACTCCGAACTGTCTGGACTCCAAGAATTGAAGGGCGTTTGGATCAACGCCGACTGATTCGTACTTCATGCCTTCTTCAAGAATAGAAGTAGAACCGCTCTTCTTTCCGCCTTGCTGTTCTGCCCAGGAATCTTTCAGGCGCTTGTACGCTTCATCAGAAAGCCTTCCTGGGTGAGTGAGAATCCCAGAAGGGATACCAGAGTTGTAGAAAATCCCAGAGGCCATGTTGTCGGCTGCGATCTGGATTCCAAGAACCTCTCTGCCATAAGCTGCAACACCCTGGCCGATCAGACCATCGCGAGTATGAAAGTTTGGAAGATGGTAGATATCCCGAGGAGCAAAATATGCAGTGCCGCCATCTGGATTGGTGTAAACGTAAACGAGTGCTCCGTTCGTAGCCCGAGCAAGCTCCATGCGCTGGGGTTCAAGTGGCCAAAGAGCTATTGGGCGGCCAGCACCGTCCCGCTCGATCTCGGCATAGGCGTTCCCGTGGATGATCGCGTTCTGAACCATACAAAGACGAAAACGAAAGGCATTCATCTCTGGATTCGGAGCCAAGTTCAAAAGATTGGAGACTCCTCCAGGGACAATCTTATTGTCCACATCTTTCACATCCCATGGAAGTTTTGCAATCTGGGTGGAGATATAAATAACCCCCCGATTGAAAGCGGCCACCTGCATTGCGGAATCTTCGTTTACAACTGTTCCGCCTCGACTGAAAAAAGGGCGGCGGGGGCCAAAGATGTACTTACCCGGTGATGCAATCCTCGCCCATATTGCCTTGAATATGTTCATCCTAACCCCCGCCTCTCAGTTATTTAGATTTCTCTTCCTTAGAACTATCTCCTGATTCTTGGTCGTTGGCAACTTGCTCCGCCGCCTTCTCGGCGTTCGCCACGACTTCTTCAGGATTTGCCCCAGCCACACGAGCTACGGGTTCCTCGGTTTCACCTTCTACGATCTCGCCGCCCCGCTTGAGCCAGCGATTGATCATATCGGCACCGACGATCTCGTATACCTGTCCCTTGAGGAAGATCGGATTATCCAGGTCGTTGTAATACTTGTTCTCAGAGAAGCGCATCTTCACTGTTTTCTTGGCCTGGTCCTCATCGTTCAGGGTCGGGGTGCTTGCACTCAGGGCAGCCTGAGCCGATTGAGCAAATTCTTGCTTCAAGGTATCAGTCTGCGGAGTGATGTGGTGCTTGGAAGCATCTTTTGAGAAATGCTTCCCTTTGTGGGTTTTATGGGTCTCATGGTGTTTACTTGGCATAGTCTACCTCTTTCTTTGTGGTTGTTAAAAAAGAAACGGGAAGCCTATGCGGCTCCCCGTTCCCTTGGGCGATATTTAGCCGCTCTCTGCCTGGGCCGTATTAGACGGCAGAGGAGTAAGCGGGAGCTTCGGTCGCACCGTGGCCGATGGCGATAACTGTTCCCAGTTGAGCGCCGCCAGCATCAGTGAGATCGAGAGACACATAGCGATTGCCTTCGCTAAGCTGCTCTTGAAGAACTTCGAACACCACGATGCTTGCGTTGTCGCCAAGCAAAGAGTGGAGGTCGTAGCTGTCAGTCTCAGTGTTTGGCTGAACTTTGGTGAATGAGGTAGCATTTCCTACTTTGTGGAAGTACGGATTGCTGATCGCAAGTGGAGCCGGAGTTCCAGCGGAAGGGACACTGTGCTGCTTCAGCGCGAAGGTGTGAGCATCAGTGGTAGTGCCTGCGCCGAGGATGGCAACGAAAGACACGCGCTTGAACTTGCGCATGTCGATACGACCACCAGTGTTGGCTCCGGTGTTGAGGTCTACAGGTCCGATGATCGTCTTCACGATCCCTTGTTCCATTAAAAGTGCTTCTTTCATGTTTTCTCCTTAAAGAAATTGTTTAAAGTCTCTGGGTTGTTTCAAAGTTTAGCGGCCCGATTCTGATTCAGAACCGGGCCGCTGCTAAATTAGCGTGCTTCGAGAAGAACGATTGCCGACATCGCGTAGTTACCGAATTCAGTGGTAACTGGTGCAGTGAAAGGCACTTTACCGTCAACCCGGAGTGAGAACCGGAAAGAGGTGATCTCACGATCGAAGTGCAAGTGGATCGAAGTCGCAGACTTGATTCCAGCCGCCTTACGGATCATGTAGTAGTAGCTCAGGTCAGCGAAAACGATATCGCCAACATCACCAAGGGCTGGCATTCCGCCCATGAGAGGTACAACCGGACGACCGAGAAGGGTCGCATACGGAGACTGGTTCATCTGGCTGCCAGGAGTCAGATAGATGAAGTTGTCGTTCGCATCTTTCAGCAAGCGAAGTTGTTCTTCAACCGCTGGGTTGATGTACCAAACTGCGTTCGGACGAGAGCTTGGGAACATGCGAGAATACATTTTCACGATATTTTCAGCTTGAACCGAATCAGCCGCTTGACCAGACTCTTTGCTCACAGTCACTGCGAAGCTAGAGTTGATGATCCCGAGTGGCTTTCCAACACCGTTTCCGGTGAGGATTGCGCTGTTCACTTTATGCATGATTGCATTTGGAGCAGCGGCCATGATGTAGGACTCAAGGGCAGTCGCATCTTCTAGAAGCTCGTCGGTAGCCTTAACGAGGGCTGCGAGCTTCTGCAAGCGCCAGCTTGCCTGCTTGAAAGAAGGCTTGCTCTCAGTGATAGGAGCACCTTCTGCGGTCCAGTACGCCTGAATCCCGTTGTTCCAAGGCTGAGCCTCGTCCACGTTGATGGTAAGTGCGTTACCGCCAACTTGGAAAGAAGTCGTGCGAGCCATGAGGGAATCATCGCCAGCAAGTTTCTTCAGGATGGCATTGCTGATTTCTTCTGGAACGAGGAAACCACCATCTTCACCAACAGACTCTTTCATTACAGAGTTCTGGAGGCGCTTGTCGAGTTCACCAGTTTGGCCAGCTTTTTTAACTGCCATGAGCCATGCTCCGGCAGATTCAAAGCCGCCCATTTTCTGGCCGCGATCAACGCCGCCAGAAACCGATGGAGTAGTTGAAGTTGCAGCCGGAACAGTCTTGCGACCAGTGGAGGTGTTAGCACGAGCTTTCATTGCTTCCATTTTCTCCGCAGCGGCAAGCTGGGTGTTGAGGGACTCGAACTCAGAGTTCAAGTTCTCGATTTGGTTGAGTTGGTCTTCAGAATAGCCGTCATCGCCAGCGGAAATACCTTCCAGGGATGCAGCGATCTCGGCAAGACGGGCGCGAATTTGTTCGATGTTCATTTTTCTTCCTCTCCTTCAGAGAAATTGTTTTTGTTAGTACCTACCCATCGGCGAGATGCGCTATTTGCGATCAATACGCTTCAGGACTTTTTCTTTCAAAGCATTCACTTTCATTGCAGTTGCTTCTTTCTCAGAAAAATACTTTCCTGGTTTTTTAGCAATCCAACGAGAGTTGATGGCGCTTGCGGCGATTGCCACCGTATCTTCTACCTTGGAATCGACGAAGCCCATATCAATGGCTTCATCAGCGCCTAACCAAGTTTCCTTTTCTAGCATTGAGCGAAGTTCGCTCTTTTCCAGTCCAGTTCTCTTAGCGTAGATTCCAAGCATTTGTTCTTCAACGTCCATGAGCCTGTTCACGGTGTTGTCTAGGTCCATGCGGTTCCCCATGCTGATGGTCCACGGCAAGTGGATCATGAAAAGGGCACCTTCTCCGATTTTGATTTCATCGCCCGCAAGTGCGATGATCGATGCGATCGAAGCAGCAAGGCCATCAATGTAAATTATTTTCTTCGCTTTGTGTTGGCGAAGACGATTGTAAATTGCGATCCCGTCGAACACGTCACCACCTGGAGAGTTGATGCGAACATGGATAGTGTTCACAGTCTCTGGAAGTCTTTTGAGTTCGTCTGAAAATTGTTTTGCAGAAATCATGGAGCCATCGTTCCAGTAATCCTGGCCGATGCCCGCATAGACAACAACCTCAGCTTCGGTAGCTGATTTGTTCATCACTTTGAGCGGACTGCCTGCTCGGCACCCTTTGAAGTCTAGTAATCGCATGGATTCCCCTTGTTTCGATATTGGGCAAGAATTGCACCCCTGTAAAGAATAAAATACTGGTTTACTTCAGTCGGTACAAGTGGAAAACAAAAGGACCAAATTGGAAGGACGCCAAGTAAGTGGCGCTCAATGGAATTTCGTGTCCAGTGCCGTACAATCCGAAGTCAAATTCTTCGCGGGCGATGCCATCTTGAACCTCTAGCCAAACATGAGGCCGATCTCCTTGCAACATCAGACTGAGGAATTTCCAACCTTTAGGCAGATCGAGAGTGAAAGTTCTCTCCTGCATGGGTATAGGCCATTTATAAACGGTCTTGAAGTTGTTCACCATTACAGAGTTCTTATCCCGCGCTGCTCATAAACGGAAGTGTCTTCTCCCTCAGCCAGCCACCCTCCGAGCGCCATTAAGATGGCAACAATAGGGTCGATTTTTAATTTCTCATGGGACTTCCTTGGAAATACGTTCCCATTGTGATCTTCCTTACCGATTACGTTCCCCAGACACCATCTTAGAAGCTTTGAGCCATTATGCCTAATTTTGCCCTGCCTCATGAGAGCGTCGAGCTTCTTCATCGGCTCGGAAAAATTTGCCGTGTTCATGGAGAACTTCACCATCTCCATGTCGTCGGCCATCTCTTGGGCCATCTGGGTACAGTTCCATGGGTCGTAATAGCACGCTTCCACCCGGTGAACTTTTTTTATTGCTCGAAGTTCTTCTTGAATTTTTTCGTAATTGATCGCAGCCCCTTTGGTCTGAATCAAACTTCCATCGGCCAAACAGTTCTCGTAAAAGGGGTTCTTCTTTTGCTTGATCGTGTCCTCAGGAAGGAAGCTTCGATCAAAGATGTAGTACATATCTTTGACCTTGAAGATGGTTCCAATGGAGGTGATATCGATGTGAGACGCAAGGTCGAGTCCCAATCGGCAAGATTTGCCTACAAACTTTTCCAAGGTAAGGGTGGGGTCCGCACATGCATCCCAAACCTTGAGATCGTAAAATGCATTAGCTTCCGAAATCCACTCGTTCATGTGCTTGATTCGGAAGTTCGGGATATCAGAAGGAGTAACAAGGGCCTTCTCTACCTTCGCTCGAAGGGAGTCCTGATCGACAGAGATTCCGAGTCCGGGGTTTGCCTTAATCCAGACATTCTCATCGGCCCAATCGTCTTCTTCGTCCAGGGTGTATACTGCGGAGAAGAAGGTTTCATCCTGCACTTCTCCCGTGGCAACTTTCTTCGCGAACTGGGTCTGGAAATATCCCACGGATTGGGTGTCTGATCCCGCAGTGGTGATGCACATGAGGAGCGAGTCTTTCCGCTTGCTCATCCCGGAAGTGATGACCTCGAAAACAGGGCGGTTCATTGCATGAAGCTCATCGCACACAGCGAGAATGTCTTTCAATCCGTCCATCCCACCGTAATCGGCAGAGAGTGCGCGGGCATGGGAGTTCGATTCTTCGTGGACAATCGAGTGAGCTAGAACTTTGGTTCCGGTATGCCGAAGGAAAGAGGCGTTCTTCTTGGCCATTGAGCGAGCAGAATCGAGAACGATTCGAGCTTGGTCTCTTTTGGTAGCCACCGTGGAAATATAGTTCCCGTTTGGATTGTCGAGAGCGAGAAAGTAAAGAAGCATTTGGGACGCCATCGTGGACTTCGCGTTCCCTCGGGCCACTTCAAGGTGGGCAGTCCTGAATCTTCGGAATCCGGTGGTCTTATTCATGAACCCCATAATGTTCATGAACACCCAGCACTGCCAGGGAGCGTAGATGATGTTCTTCGTAGGCCAGTGGCCTTCAACGTGCTGGAACTTCTGAACGGTGCGAAGGTACTTCTCGGCCTTGTCGGGACTAAACCAGAAATTTGCTTCCTGGTTGTCCACATCCAGTAAATATCTTTCGCACGCGCCAATGATGAACTTGTTCGCGACGATCTTCTTCGCCACAACGTCCAGCGCGTATTGGTGCCCTTTAGCACAGTTCGGATATTTCTTTGGGTCAAACTCCACTTAAATCATCTCCACGGGGAAAATACGAAACCCACCGAGGGTAGTCTCTGGGTCTCACCTTGATATTTTCCACTGCGAGATGTTTGAAGCCTTTATCGAGTTGCTTCTTCCAGGCTACCTTGAGTTCGGCAGTCTCTCCAGTATCGTCCAGCACTTCCAAAACTTCAAGGAACATGCAGCAATCCCCAAACTGCCTCCAAAATTTTGACTGTGTGAACTTCAACTCCATTCGTCCTCTTCAGATTTGGATGCCTTACCGCGAGATTTATCTTTCTTCGGGATAAGGTCGAGAAGTTTTGAGTAAGTAGCGATCTGAGTAAGGACTTTCAGGCGCTCATTTACCTCTGGGAATGTTTTTCTTTGATCTCCAAGGACGGTGGCCACCCGGAAAGTGTGTCCATTTGCCATGATGAAATCATCAAGCGACCGAAGCTCAACTCGAAGGCGGCAGAGAGCCTCAAGCAGGCCAAGGTGTGCTGGCTTGAAGTTATCTCTCGCTACCAAGTCCTCAATAGACTCAGCCCAAAACTTTCTGAAAAGAGGGTGGGTGCTCGGTGGTGGATATTCTAGGCTATCGTAGTCATCTTCAACTTTCCAATCGGAGTGTGTCTTTCCGGTCTCCGTAGAAAAAGGCTTTGCTGGAACAAGATGTTTTCCGCCTTTCCCCTTTTTCAGATTGCCGTACTTGTTGTTGTCAGTGACAACCTCAGTTCCATCCGAAAGAGTGGCCACTCTCTTCCGTGGCTTTTTCTTCTTAGAGGAGATCGGTGTCTCGGACATTTTCAAGCCCTCCTTGTGATGATGCTTCAAACTCTTCTCGAATTTTTCTCCACTGGAACTCAGACATTCCAGGTGGCCTTACTGGCATGTTCATAATTACTTCATCGTCGTGTGGGTCCAGCTTGATTTCACCTTTTCGGCGAACAAGGCCATGGATCGGACGAATCCAGAAATCTTGAAGTGTGTTGCTCGTAGTGTTCTCAACCTCGAATACTTTTTTCCCTTCCAGGTCGCAGTAGGTCTCGAAGAAAGCTTTCACGGTAGAAGCGTCACGGTAGTCTTTTGATTCATATTCTTTCTTGTGCCTGAGTGCTTCTTCTACCTTCGACCAGAGGAAGGCTCCACGAGTTGCATCCCAGCCTTTGAACGGGCCATTTTTATTCTCGACTGTAAGAGCAAGTACCGCGATCTTCTGCCAGCGGGACATCGAGGTGTGAGCAAGTTTCCAGTACATCGGTCCTTGGTATTCCAGGTTCGGCCACTTCGCTGCGTGCTTTGGCCCGATGGTGGTAATCCATTTTGCGATCTGGGCGGTCATCTTCACATCAAACTTTGGGTGAGTATCGTCTAGTTTTTCTGAAAGCTCTCCGATCTCTTCTGGAGTAAGCGCCGCCGTGAGCGCCTTATTTCCAAGAACGAGGGGTGCGAACTTGCGTGAGTTAAATAAAATGTAGTTATCGCGTGGGTAGTTGTTAGAGATAACCATCGAACAAAAAATCTGAGTCGAGCGGGAAGCATCCTGCCCTTTCCTTTCGATCGAGATGTATTCATTCTGGTATTCCTTCATTCGTGGCTCCATGTCGGGGCCGTACTTCAACTCATCGAACCAAATGAGGGTGTTCTCTTCCATCTGGGAATTGAATTTACTTTGGTTCGCGCCGAAGGTCTCTTTCTTCCCATCGGCAGAATTGTATTCCCCGTGAAGGGCGCGGATCAAAAGCTTCAGGCGGTTCTTTCCAACGCCAGGAAGTCCGCAAAGAACAAGAAAGGTGTATGCCCGTGAGGTCATCGAGGTGTAGAGCCAAGCGTAAAAGTAGTTTCTCTCTTCTTTGCTCGGAATCACATGCTGGATCATTCGAAGAACGAGAGAAGGCGGCTTCGCTGGAAGCTTCGCCCACTCGCCTGGGTTCCGCATCTTCCAGAGTCTCCAGGCTGGAGGAACGTAGCTGTTGTAATAGTCGATCGGCGTTTGAGTTACCGGGTTGATCAGGCGATGAACCCCAGGCGGACGGTGTGGAAGATACTTAGGCACCACACCCGTGGCGCGATGGACGATCTCTTTGGGACCGATACCGCATTTCTGAATATAGTATTGGCCCGAGATGCTGATGTCTTTAAATCCATCAGGTGTTGTGCAGAAATATTTCTTCATGCCTGGGTCACTGGAAGAAGTATCAACGTAGAGGGTCAAGTGGGAAAGTTCTGGCGGGCATGAGCCACCTGGCCCAGCACCAAGTTCTTCCACGGCGTATTCATCAAGGAGTCGTTCCATCTCTGTGTGGTCTTGGATGCCATCGAGGATTTCTGGAAAATTTTTAAGTTGCTTGCCGAGGGCTTTCATCAGGGCTTGAGAGAAACTTCCTACGGTCAAAGTGCCTTCTGTGGTTCGTACCGGACGAGATTTTTCTGGATCGTAGCTTTTGATGACAATTCCTGCCGCATCGAGCGCGGCTTTAAGTGCAGACATGAAACCCCCTGTTTCAACGAAATCCATTAACGATGTTCTTGCACTTTAGAGGGATCATGCTAAGTTGTCAACTACGCGCTCCCAGCACTTTGCCCCTGGAATCTTCCGTTAACGATGCGATGAAGATATTCTAGTAAAGAGTTGGGGGCGTTTTTTATTTTTTCGGGGGCACCCAGGAGTACTGTGCTAGGGCGGCGAGCTTTCGGAAACGATCTGGATTTTTATCTTCGCCCCGAAGTCTTGCTTTTACTTTTTCAACAAGCCCTTCTCGTAAACGTCGAATCGCATCTACTCCTGTTACCCCTATTGCGGTGATGCCGGAGGATTCTGGGCCTTCTGTTCTTTTCCAGGTGGCGTACCAGTTTTTAGTGTTGTGGTTTTTGGAGATGCAAATCGTGATGCCAGAATCAAAGTAGAAACTTCGACTGGTGGTATGGGGCGGGACTCTGTGAATTCGGGTTCGTATCTTGTTCAAAATTTTTCCTTACAGTAGTTAAGTAGTACAACCTCCCGAGTTTCCAATATTAAGAGAGAGAAAAAATAATATATAGAAAATACTTCTCTGTATGGATTTGGGAAACTCGGGAGGTTGGCTTTTTTTCGGCTCTAAGTTATTGTAATTACAACAGAAGTAGGTGTTGCTCGAATATAAGTGGTCCGGAGGTTGGAATCGGGTCACTTTTTGACGATTTTTAGTCATTTTGTGAGGGTGGCAGTTCCTTGTTTTCTGCCGTTTTTCTCGGGAAATTCTACAAAATATATCTCGATGATATCGTCGCTGGAGGCGTGTTCCAGTTCAGGCCAAACTTTGAAAGCGGCCTCAGTCATCTCAATGTCTCGCCTCTGAAGGTCTCTAGCTTCTTGGTCTGCATTTTTCAAAAATGGGCGTATCGACCACTCCCATTCTTGGTTTAGGGGGGAGTGAGCGCACCCGAAAGTGGCAAAAATTAGGGTTGAGTAGGCTAGAAAAGCATGGTACTTCCTGGTAGGAAGTCGTTTTTCACGGCAGTCTTTTTTGATGGGTTTCAACATACGGAAATATCCTTTTTGAGACGTTCTACCATCTCTTCCAGCCCAGCTTGATTGGCGAGCAAAGTAAGCCCGAACATCTTCTCTTTGATCTGGTTCTTTTCGTATTTGCTCTTGGTGTTTTCCATCTCTACTTTGAGAGTCCCAATTGCCCAGGAAAGGAAATTTTCGGTGACTTCCCAGTGGAGTTTCGTTTTGATCTTTTTCATTTGGTTTTCCTTCTCTTTGACCCATCTGGATTAAGGTCGGGGCATTCAGGTCGAATTCGCATGAGAGGCCCCGTGGTGTGGATACAGTTAGGATTTTTACATTTGCCTTTCGCTTTCTTTGTCATCCAAATTCTGGTTATTTCAATTTGTGTATCGCCAATTTTAAATCGTGGGTCTGTGGGATCATACTGTTTGCCCCAGCGGGATACGGCATCAAGAATAAATTCCTGCATAGCGGGTACTGATACTCCTTCTGGAACTTTTATTTTTATTTTAAATTCGTGTTTCACTGTTCTCGTCCTCTGAATTTTAGGTGGTTGAACCGGGTACAGGCGGGGCAGGGTTTTACTTCCAGGAAGCATATGATCTTTTCAAAGAGCCATTTCATTGTCGGTTTCCTTTCTGCCCAGGCACATTCTGGGTATTCCCACCTGGCTGTTTCTGGGCTTCGCGAACTTTACAGGTCTCGATTGATTTCTCATGAAGTTAGCATAGCCCTGAAGGAAGTTGTTAACAACTGTAGAAAGTTGTTAAAAGTTGTCAAATCCATGGAGGCCGCAAAACCGGGGGTGCTCGGCCTAAAAGAGCGTCAAACCCCACCTGGCCGAGCTAATAACGCATATGGAGGTCCATCATCTCAAACATATGCCTCATGAGTTTTCGAGGGCCAGGCGATCGGGGCGATTAAACGAGTCGTTCGTTGACTCCCCCTACTAGAATCGTTGAATATCAATGGGATAAGTTGCGAACATCAATGGGATTAGTTTAAATATCAACTTGAGTCGTTGCGAGACGCTACTGGATTAATTGAACATCAATGCATTCACTTGATCGAGTTAATTAGAATCGTTGTGGCACTACGAAAGTAGTTTATTTCTACTATTTCAGTTGATCGAGTGAACGAATCCAATTGAATCAATGAATATAGTTGAGGGATAGGGGAGTAAACAATAGTAGTTTAATTTAAATTTGAAATATCTTTTAGAGTTGAATGAAAGGCAGTGAGGGAATAAACAAGTTGTTAGCAACTTGATTAGAGGGAATAAATAAAGTACAATAAAGGAATGAAATTATCAGTTACTTTATTCCTAGTTCTAGGGTTAGTAGGATGCGGCAATAGTGGCAATTCCGGGCCTTATGTTCACTATCCTAAAGGCACTTCAGTAGGCACGTTTACACCGAATCAGACGGCCTGTAATTGCCCATGCATTAACTCTCAAGCTTGCGATTCCCTCAACTGGCACGGCAACTATAGTTCTATTGCATGTATCACGGCGGGCGGCCTAACCCTTTCACCGAATAATGTGAATACTTGCCAGTATTCAAACTAAAAAAGCCTTGCCGGGCTAGTACCTGGCAAGGCTTAGGGCAAGGGCCAAATTTTAGGAATCTCAGGCCGTTCGACGGCGTGTAGAATTATAACAAGATCGATAGCCGAAAATATTGTATTCCAATCCCTTAATATCTAAAAACTCTTGCTTGCGTCTCGCATGATCACGGCGGGCCGATTCCCGGCGAACATTTAAACGAATCGCCGATTTAAAGGCTTTAGAATCGATAGGCACAATTAAATGATTCAAGTTGAATCGTGCCACTAGTTGATTATGTTCTCTCATTTCGTCTCGAATACTTTTTAGATACCATAAACCGAAAGGCTTTACTTTCATTTCAGATTGCAAGCGCCGGAATGTTTCGGCCTGAGATTCAAGGTATTTTTCGGCAAGCGCCGTCAACTCGGAATCACTGATTCCGGCCCGGATTGCATCGCAAGCGGCCTCAACTTTTAGAACGAATTGCCCGGCATCGGTCAAGGCCTGTAATACTTCACGGCTATGGCCACTAGTGGAATTAGAATAGTTCGAAAAATTCACGATTGAAACGGCTTGCCCGTGAAAGGTTAGGCCCATGCGGGCAAGTAAATAATGGCGGCCATAACTGAACATATCACGGCCTTGAAAGTAAGTAGATATCAGGCCGCGCGCGCCATTCCTGGCATTGTATTTACTGCACGCGTAGTCTTGAGACTGCTTTACATAGAGCGATGCCACGGCCTGAGAATTAGTAAAAACCTGCTTAACTCTTTTCATTGATCTTGATTCCTTTCACTTCAATAGCGCCATGGTCTAACATGAGTTTATCTATGTAATCCCTAACTAAGGCGCTCAAATTTAGATTGTTCTCTTCTACGAAAATTTTATGCCGTCTTTCAATATTGATTCCAGTAGTAACGGCCTCTAGTTTTTCAACTCGATTTTTCCGGTACAATTTTAGATTGACTCGCATTTATTCCCTCACTTCTATGATTTCGCCGAAAGGCGCTTTAGGCCTGGAATTGCCAGTTACAGCCCATAAAACCGGATATTCCGGGCAATCTCCAAAGTCATCACAATATAAATCAGTTAGGAAAATCAGGCAGGCAGGCGGGCAATCTTGAGAGTCAACGTATTTAATAACCGGGCTAAAAGCCGTGCCGCCGCCGCCGATCGGTGAAATTTTTAATTCTTCATCTTGATCAACGAACTCCGTTTTACAGATTACAGAATCAAAGTAAACAATTTCAGTTGAACTAGGCCGCATATCTTGACGGATTGTATTGATTTCAGCGGCGAAATTTTTCAGCAATTTAGCATCTACACTGCCTGAACAATCGACGGCAATAATAACCTTGCCCATTCTTTCGCCCATGAGACTAGGCAAATAAATATCCTCAGCTAAAAAACGGCGTTTAGGCCGTGCAAAACTAAAATCAATTTTCGCACGCTCTGATAGGTATTTTCTAAGGGCATCGCGCCAGTCAACTTTAGATTGCACGATTCCATCTATTAGCCTTTCAAGGCCGCCCGATAACTTGCCCTGCATCTTCGCTGCGTTTTTCGCTGCAATGACTTTTACTTTCAGTTGCGCCGATTTTTCGGCAATCGTGGCGGCATCGGTTTTAGATTGCCCGTTGTTAGTACCTGAATCGTGAACTTGATCTAAAGCGCCGCCGTCATCACCTGGCTTTTTACTTTCGTCGGATTCCGGCAATAGCTTATAAACCCCCTCAGCGGTATTATTGCCCTGCTTTACTAGGCTAGGATTATACAGCCCGCCTTTAGGCATCGCGCCGATTCTATCATTGACTAGCAATTCATTGATTACATAGTCGGCGGCCTGATTCCATCTATTAGGGCCACGATTCCCGCGCCTGCCCATGTGATCAAATACACAATGGAGAGTCTCATGGGCTAAAACGAAAGTTAGCTCTGACATGGTGAGGGAATCCACAAAATCAGGATTATATAAAATCGTCTCTCCATCGGTTGCCATGGTAGGAATGTCCGATTTTTCAATCATAGGCATTGAAAGCAGGATAGACGCGAAAAATGGTTGATCAATGATTAGGCCCGCGCGGGCCTTAGCTAGTTTATTCATTCCTGGAATCTCCCTTGTAAAGATAAATTTTATCGTGGCCACGACTAGAGGCAGTCTCTAAAATTTCGAATAGATCATACTCACTGAAATCATTTTCATTGATTCCGTAGTGGTATCCGGCGCGGGCCGCATTTTCGTGCAACTCATCGGGAATTACTGCCAGTGAATACCCGGAATTAAGAGACTGAAAATAAATTTTCCCGCCCGATATGGTCATATCAAGTTCATCCGTTGAGCAGTCTAAAACCTCGTGGCAGATATCAATTATTTTATTATAAAATTCATTTAGTCTCAGTTGCATAAAGGCCTTTCAAGTACTCCATTGCATCACGTTTTAAATCGAATCGCGCTACCCATTCCCATGATCTAGTAGACTCATTATAAAACTCTATATCCCATGCCGGGCGGCTATTATTTTCTTGTTCTCGTTTTTCGATTCGGTAGCCCATATAAATATGTTACTAAGTTGTTAACAACTTGTCAATTAAGATAGCAAGTTGTTATCAACTTATTTCAGGCCGCCCATAAACGCGCCCATGCGAGACTCAATATCTGCAAGCGCCTTTCGGGCCTTGTCTCTTTCGTTGTTATCCTTTCGGATTGTATCGGTATCAATGGAATCAACTAAGGCGCGGGCGTCATCGCTCAACTGATCTAGTTTAGAATCATTTGAGATATTGAGCGCCGGAATCAGTGAGGATATTTCGGCGATATTTTCTAAAAGTGAATCCCTGAAAATAGCTTTAGGGTCTTTTAGTTTTTCAGTAGCGGCCTTTAATACCTGGAATAAACGGCTTGCAGCGTCTCTCATTGCCGCCGTCTCAATGGCTTTCATTTTCTTTTCGAATTCCCGTTTTTCGGCATCGGATACCGCTACCCGAAAATCTTTAGAATCAGGCATGGGCAGAAAATCAACTGAGATATTGAATTTATCCTCAATATTTTCCGGGTACTCGCTAGAATCGTATAAATCCCCTAGCCGTTTTTCGGCGTCGATTTTTAATTGAGGATAGGCCGCCGAAAATGCCTTGACGGCCTGATCGAATTCGGCCTTGATTTTTCGCATTTCAGTCTGAAATTTCAGATAGTTTTTACTTGAAATAATTCGAGTACCATCACTCATCCAAGGTAAAGTATTTTCGTAGTAAAATTTTCGGGCCTGGCTTGCGATAGTTGAGACGGCCTCTAATTCCTTAGCGCCTGGCAATAGTTTTTTATGGTAGTTGCCCGCGCCTGTATCGGCTTTATGGGCAAGGTTAGCCGTTTCGGTAGCGCGTCTATCTAATTTTCGGGCGGCCCATTGACTGATATTTACAGAGACAAGCAGGGCACGAGTTGAGAGGGAGTTAACTGGTTTAGTTGATTTCTGATTTTTCATTTTAAATTTTCCTTTCGATTTATTAGCACGCAGTGAATTCGGTATGCCGTAGCGGCATGATCATTAGAACAATTTCGCCGGATTGGTCTAAGGCAATGACCGGGGATTTTTCGTCTCTATACATAGGTTTAATTTCAGGCGAGAAAAACAGGGCCGCGCTGTATTCAATATCCAAGATCGGCGCGGCATCTTGCCGGAATGCCGCCACTACTTGAGTATAGTTATCCGGGCGGCCTCTAAAATATCCCTCAATGAAATGGGTTTTAGAAAGATCAAGCGGGCGATACTCAGCTATTTTCGTTGAGTTGACTAGTTCCTCTATTCTCATTGAATGGGATTCCGCGCCGTTGAGTCTCTCAATAGTTCGGGCGATTCTATCGCGCTTTACTCGATTAGTGAGGCCGATTAGTCCGCTTGCCCTGGTACGCGGCAAGCTTAAAAGCCATGTAATCCTAAATAGCCATTGTTTATTAGTGACAAAGTTGCCTTGAAAATAAAGCGTTTCATTTTTAGGGATTTTTTTAAATCGGCAAGTTGACGGCAATTTGATTTTATTCATTTTAGTTTTTCCTTTCAGGTTAGAAGATCGGCACCATCTTTAGAGGCCCAATCAATGAAATCAGTTGTGTTAGCGATATCGGAATCTTTCGCCATGCAATCTTTTACGAATAAGACCGAAAATTCAGGCGGCAAGCGTTTAATATAGGTCAAGGCCCGCCCGAAATTGGCAGGCGTAACCCTTGAAACAAGCGCCCCGACAATCGCGTATATGGTAGCGGCATCTTTAGGAATCGCTGATTTTTTAGGGTCTAGCATGATTGCATCCGGGTTAGGCAATTGCCGAAAAATTTTCAGGAATGCCAGCAACTCACTTGCCGGGCCTTGTCCCACGTCTCCACTGAATACATTGAATTCCAGTGAACTAGGGATAACTCCAAGTCTCGCGCTGATTCCCTCTACCCATGCGCGGGGAGTTGCGTTTATCTCTTGCTTTGAATCATAGTTAGTTAGAAGCTCCGGGCGGAATCGAATAAAGGCCACTACTTCAGGTTTCACGCCATTTTCTAAGGCCCATTGAGACCAATCATCTAGGCTTGCGTCTAGTTCTACGCGAGTCATCCTGTTTGAAAGATGACCTAGAATTCTATTAGCGCCTGCCCGATCACTTGCACGATTGCCAGTTGCTATAATTGTCCATCCCTTTTTAAGTTTATGACCGTGGATATCGCGCTCCTGTACTAGGTTAGCTAAAATTTTCTGCGCCGATTGATCGGCCTGAGGCAATTCGTCGATTAGAAAAATCCCTTGCTCAGGGCAATCGGAATTTTCAAGCGGGAATTTTTCAGCGGATACAATAAACTTGAGTTGATCTTTTTTAGCGCCGTGAACTACTGGCATTCCATAATCCTCAGGCTGTAACAGTGGCGCGTGAATCGCTTTAAATCCTATTCCTAATTCGGCGGCAACTTGCGCCACTATTTGAGTTTTTCCAAGGCCCGGCGATGACTCAACCATGACGGCGCGTTTAGAGTCACATTGACGGATTGCTTTGATTAGTTGCTTGAATTCACTAGGTTTCATTTTCTATTTTCCTTTCGAGTTATCGGCCTTTCAAACTAGCCGTATATCCCTAGTATAGTTGTTAACAACTAAGTTGTAAACAACTTTCTATATTAGATTGTGAAAAATTTGATAGCGAGCTGTCAGACGATGTTATACAGCGTTAGTTGCTAACAACTTAGTGAGGGGTCACTATACATATAGAGCGGAAACACCGCAGAGCGAATTAAACGGCAATCGTTTAGGCGCTCAACTGATTCAGTTTACAATCGTTCAACTATCCTAGTTGAGCCTTGCCAGTAAACGAAATCCGTTGAGTCTCTAAACTAGTCTCGTTGATTTCTACTATTCCCGTTGAGGCCCGCAACGAATCCAGTAGAAATTAAACGATTCCAGTTGAGACGCGCAACGAGTTCAATTGAAAGTTCAACTAATCTGGTTGAATCGCTCAACTGATTTCGTTGATTTTCCCATCTCTAATGTATAGGAGATGATGAGTGGGTGCCGCGCCACCTTGTAAAACACAAGTTACCGGAAAATTTTTTGGGAGAATTTTTTATGGCCAGAGAAAGAACAGCATTGCTCGGTAAGAAATCCGCCAACCTTGAGATGGGCGGGCTGTCTGTACAGCTTGCAGTTTTGATGCGGAGACTTGAAATTCTCAACAGGATTCTAACGAAGTCTCAGCACCTGTTACTACAAAAAATTCCAGACATCTACGAGCACGGTCCCGATCTATCGGGAGATTTGTTCAAGTATCAAGAGTGGGAAAAAATGAAAACACACCAGACTGAATTGAAACAGGAGTGGAACGAGATTTCAAAAATTGTTGAGGAGACCCACCGAGAAATTTCCAAGATAAAGAAGAGAATGAAAGTGGCCCAGGTGAAGGAAAGGCTGCAAGGCAAAACTTCTGGCTCGCCATAGGCCGCCGCCCCCTAAAAAATCGCTCCGTCTTAAAAAAACACACCCCCTGGGTTACTATCCCCCTGGGTAAGGAGAACCAAATGAAAGATGTAGAAACAAGAGCACTGAACTGGCTGATCAAGAATCATGATGGGTTGAGGAATTACCTCGACGGAATGCATGGGCCTTTCTCTGATGAGAAGGCAGACCTGGAGGACATCATCAGAGAGTCTGAAAAACAGGAGAAAGATATCCCCCTCAAAGCCAATCGAAGTCTGTTCCTGGTGGCCATCGATACAGATAAGGAAATCAACGGCAACACCGTCAAGCATTATGTGAGTCGTGCTCTGAAAAGATTCCCCAAGTACGATGACCAGAAAGCCCTGTACGAAGGGCCTTTCGGGTTCATGCACATCAACAAAGCGAGGATGTACGTTACCGATATCCCAGTCATGAAAGACCCACAGGATTTTAGAACTACCTTGCTCAGAGTAAAAAGAGTGGAGAGCTTTTTATCCAGGACTTTCAGGGAGATCGAACCAGAGTAGTCCGTCAAAATAATACCTGAAGAGGGTGCTCCAAATTCCAGTTACACTTGAGTCTTAGGTGGTTCTGGCCCCGTAGCTCAGAGGAAGAGTGAACGATGACAAAGCTCTCGTTAGGTCGATGGTTCGAGTCCATCCGGGGCATCCACCAAGTTGACAATATCTTTCTGCCTCGATAGTAAATTCTCCATGAGAGACTTGCGGGCCTTGGTTATTTTGCACTCAGTAATTAAATCAGGTTCCGCAGTAATCAACCGCACAGGGCACGTCATCCACATCAAAGTAGAAACCTTCTCTGTCCCAGATTTAAATCTCTATACCTTCACCACCATGTGCCGGAGTGTCGCCACCATTCGAGGATTTCCTATCTCGTCATCAACTGATCTTCCACACTACGTCCGGGTATGCACTCGATGCTTGTGGTCCAAAAATAAAAAGGTACGATTGAGGAATGAAAAATCTACTACTCCTGACCCTAATACTCTCCCTCTCTCCGGTTAATTCCCAGGCCTTTGGTCCAAAGCGGTCCCCTGTTCCTACCCCTACTCCGGTAGCTACCGCAACACCGTCACCATCGTCATCACCGTCACCCACAGCAAGCCCTACGGTGAGTCCTTCCCCAACCCCTTCTCCAAGCCCAGGCCAAGGCCCAAAGTTCGTCCTGGGGCCAAATGTAGGCTCCAACGTGGACCGGGTTTTCGCCCAGAAGGCGGTCGATATCATGAACCGCCATGTGGCCTCGGGATGCCTCAAGGAGAAGTTCCAGAAGCGATCTGTGACCTCTCTGCACAACGTAGAGGGTGTCCAGGTGAAGACCAAGGAAGAAGCCTACAATAAGTTTCTGGCTAACGCGCCGTACAAGCTCGACCTTCGTTGGTATAAGAAAAGCTTTAGTAATGTGATCGGGTATACCTACAACTGGCTGGACGGAATGGATGCGGATCGCTGCTATAACAAGTCCTCTCCGCAGTGCCCCACCGAGACCAAGATATACTCAAACACGAACATTATCTCGGGCTACTCCGCTGGAGACTACGCGGCTCACTTGATTCATGAACTGTCCCACCAGGCTCGGGCCGGAGGCTTCGTTCACTGGACCGTCTTTGATGGATCGACCCCCTACGAGATCGGGTACGCGATGGACGACTGTGTTTACGCACCAGCAAAAGGCATGAAGCAAGAGCAGCGGGCACCTTCAAAATTCAAAAAGACTATGCAACTGCACACCCATGCGCTAAAAGCAGTTCATTAGCCCATCTCTCTATACACCATGTATCTTCCAAGGCTCAGGCCGCGAACGCGTTCTGGGCCTTGGACCCCTCTTAGCGTCCGCTCTTTCCCACAAAGAAAGCCATCATCCCCACCATCATGAAGAAGACGCCGAGAAGAACTACCATTCCGGTACGGTCCCATTCCCCGGCATCTGGTGAGTAGTACTTCGGGATATCAATAGGCGGCGAAGTCATCGCCACCAGTTGGGTTACTGGGCTATTTTCACTTGGCCGATTTCCGGCCTGAGAGTCATGAGGTTGGACCATTTTACTTCTCCAATGTTGGTTTTGAAGTTCGAGAGCCACATCTCAAACTCGACTATATCTTTCCAAGCGAGCACTCCTCGAAGCCTACCATCAGGTGGAATTTCTACAAATGCGAACTTTCCATCCACTTCTCCCGCTGCGTATCGGTTTCCACTTGGGAAAGTGAAAGTAAGGACGTACATGCAGCCGGGTTTGGCCATCATTTTTCGGTCCCGAAGTCTGGGTGCTGGTTCTTCATGTGTTGATGTAAATTCTGAAAGGAACGCTTGCAGCACGGACATACTCCATTCTTGATTCTTGTTTTAACGTGAGTGAGTTTCCCTTTGTACGCTCGGGCCGATCTTTCGAAGTGGTCCCTGCGTTCGCGAGCACGTTTCAAATCTTCTTCTACCCACTGCTTGCGCTTCTTTTCAAGCTCAAGTTCTCGTTCTAATTTGGCCACTCTTGTTTCTGTGAAGTGTTGGTCATGCCCATTGGGGCACCAAAAGTTCTGCCCATCGTTCTTCCGGCGATCGTAGAACGCCAGGGGCACCGCAAAGGTGCAAGAACAAGCACAGCAAGTGATCGTTTTAAAGTCGAAAGAGAACTGGAGAAGTGCGCTCATTGTTCCGCCTTCTCTTCGGGCTTCAAGTAAAGCTTCCCAAGTTCTTGGGCTGCATCCAGGACATCTTCAATCTGAGAGCGAGTGATCTTGGTAGGACCAATCGCGTCCTGGAGAAGAACCACCACCGCTCGGCGTTTGAGCCTGGAGTTATTGAATCTAGTCATCGCCTCTGAAACCTCGACGATTGTTTTCTGCAAGATAACAATATCTCTCAGATTTGCGTCTGGATCATATTCAACTTTTACTTTTGGCTTTCTGGCCATGGTACTTCTTCCTCTTGCTCAGACGTGGGTTTAGTCCTTCTGCCGATCTCACGATTAATGTACCAGGCGGCCTTTTTCAAGTCCTCAATGGCATCGTTCTTCAGGTCGGCTCTCCAGATATACTTGATCGCATTTCCGAGATTGAACCCCATGTATTCCACGATCTCGATGCACTCGATTCCAGAGGGATGTTCAGTATAGTGTTTTGGGTGGTTGATGTTGTCGCTCACAGTTCGCCTCCTCCTTTTATCAGGGCCTCTACAATTCTTTCGTGGCCCGCTAGAGCCTGCTCCCAGGTTGAATACCTCTCGCAGTACTGACTGCTCGGGCCTCCAAATATCATGGTCTCAAACCACAATTCTTTTCCTTCCTCGAAGGAATGATTTACTCCAAGGAACATCGTAGAAACGTGTGCTCCTTTAACTACAGTGAAAGCTACTCGACGGTTTCTAACTTCAAAGGCCCTGGCCCACTCTTCGATGTCGTCCGTTAGAATTACCTTCTTGTCTTTCAGAACTCCGTACCGTGCTTCACTGTAAGAGTGGTTCACTCTTTTACTCCTTCTAGCTGCTCAAGAATGGCATCTAGATTATTCGATAGCGTCTCAAGGTCCATATTCGGGAACTCTTTCATGAGTTTCTCGACTTGTTCCTCACTGCTCAGAACGGATAGCGCCTTTGCAATCACCCACACTTGGTCTTCTGTTAAAAGGAGCGGAATCAATCTATTTTTACTTTTACTCATCTTTGTACCTCAATACTTTTACTGCGGGGAATTTTCTGTTTTGGATGACTTCGTTTCTTGCTCGCTCACTTCCGAGCCACTGAAGTTTATTTGATAAGTCCGCTCCCGGCACAAACTTATAGTCAAACTTACCAGTGACAGTGTTATGGCAGCGGTGGCAAAGACTAATGTGATTACCTGTTCTTTCGAAAACATCCAAGCGTCCTTTCGACGGTTCAATGTGGTCCACCGCCTGGGACTTCTCCCCGCAGCAATAGCATTCCGGGTTTACTTCTAGGAACTTGAGAGAGAATTTCCGCCACTGCTCAGTCCGGTGGAGCTTTTGGTCTTGCTCTCTTCCGGCGTTAAGTGTTCGTGGTTGAAAAGACTCAGTTGTTCTGAGGTGTCTGGGTTTGTAGGTTCTTGGTCTTTTTGGTCCGTCCGGTCCTTCTCTGCCCATTTATTCAACCTCTCAAGGTATTCCTCTTTTATTTTGAAGCCCTCTTCTCCGTGGCTGTCCAGTACGCTCATCAAAATGGAGTGAGCTTCGTCCGCCTTTTTCAGGAGGTGCTGGAAGCCACTTGCAAGAGTGGTGGCTTCTTTGTTCGCGTGAAGAATCGAGGGGATCATGGAATTGGCTTCCATGAGTTTCACGATCTTGGAAACGAGCGCCTGATGTCTGCACTGAAATTTAGGGAGGTGAATTTCACTACAGATATTACAAGGCTTCCCCTCTTTCTTATTGAGTAAGTCCACCAATACTGTGTTCGACATTAGTGGTGTGCTCCGTCACCTGACTTCATGAAAGCATCGATCGCTTCACGAGGAGTTTTGAACTCTTTGGAATACTCAAACACCCGAGACAGAAGCGAGAAGTTCCCCTTCTGGCAGAGCCAGTCCAGGCGCTCGGTATCAGTGAACTCGTGCTCCTCGTGGTTTTCAGTCTGGGACTCAGTGTTTTGATTTTCAGTTGGATTTGCCATTCTCTCTTCTCCTTCTAGTTGTTACGGTCATTTTCTGAATACGCTATAGTGATACCTCTCACCAACATCTCGTAATTAAATCCTTTGGGACATTTACCCGAGGCCACCAATGCTTTCCAAATCCCTGGGGCGGCCATCAAGACCGCCGTTCCGTCCGTGTGGTCGATTCTCTTTTCGATTAAATATTTCATCACCACGGATTTTACCTCTCGCTTTACCTTCTCGTAATCTTCAGGTTTCATGGAGTGGCATACCCCAAGTTTCTTGGATCGGAGTCAAAGGTGCCTTTCCCTCTATCCGCCTTTTAATCTTGGCTGCCACTTTCTTTAAACAAGCATGGCACTTCTTTACATTTTGACCATTCGAGCCAACCAACTTGTCCTTGCGGTACACGGTAGTAGGATTACAATATGGAGTAATAATGCCCAAGGTCTCGGACCAAGGGAAGAAGTGCGCTTGTGAAGTGATGCCCCGACGATTGCGGGAACGAAACCAGAGTGACTCCATAAGAGGAGCCTACGCAACGGAGAGATAAGTTGTCAACGACTTAAACGCCGTGAGGAATCCAGAGTGGAGTTCTGCCGCCATCGAGGATAACCCCGTGCCCGATGTTGGGCTTGTCTGGATAAGCTCGTGCGTAGTTGAAAGCGTAGCTTTCGAAATCGATAAAACACCCGCCCACAAAGGACCAGTATTTATTCATGGAAGTAGTGTGGTGCATGATTTGCGCCTTCGAGTGATGGTGTCCGCCCACGACCGACATATTATATTTCATGGCCGCTTTTGCCGCTGGCGTGGGTCCACCCCAGTCATCCAGGTGCTCCAGGATGAAGTGCTGTTTTGATCCCTTGATGAGCCATTGTTTCTGCCACCGCCAATTTTTCGGCGCTTCGATAATCTCTTCGTACTTTCTCATCAGGATAGAAGGAATCTCGGCCTCGAAGGCCTTCCGATGCCAGCGAGTTCCGTGATTGGAGATCGCAATTTTCATGCTCGGGAAAGCTGCGTACCACTCTTTCATTTTTTCGACAGAGATCATGATTTCTGTCATTGCAGAAAGGTTCGCATTAGGGTCTTTTTTCCAGAGGCCCCCGAAGTAGGCATCTATTTCATCCCCCGCACACAAGCAATTCTCGTTCTTCACTTTGTAGTGCTTTTTCAAATAAAGGGCCTCTTTTAAGGCATCTTTATGCTCAAAAGGAACTTGCAGATCAAATATGACTAGGTAATTTTCGCCCACTATTAATATGGTGAGCTAAATAAAAATCCGTACAACCACAATTATTTGACAGTTTCTGTTTAATAACTAGGTCAGGCGAGGCGGGAAGTTGTGGTCCAGAATCCACTGGCAGACATCGGTGAAACATACGAATACTTTGTTCCCGGTTTTCCCGATCGTACTTCGGCTCATGGAGTAGCATCCATCCCCATCTCGGGAGCCGGAGCCATCAGTATTGTATTCGAGGGTCAGGAACTTGGGCTGGGTCTTTTGATCGGCCCGTACAAGGGCCAGGTGCCCCCTGGAGGGGTCGGAAACAACCTGGAATACCGCCACATCCCCTATTTTTCCAAGCTCTCCTTGAGGCTTTATATAGGCCTTTGGGGTGAACCCGCTTTTTCGGAAAGCTTGGCTCCAGGCAGTCGGGGGAATAGGGTTTTGCAGGCCTAGCGACAGGCAGGCATCATCAATGGCACTCCAAATCCCAGAGGCACAGTAGGGAGAACCCATGGGAGCGTTGGCCCGCGAGTTGAAATAATCAATGCGTGGACTTCGGTTTTTCCCATGGGTCTCCCTAAGCCGCTCGTCAACGTCACGCTGAACTATTTCAACGATCTTATTGGCGATATCGGAACGGGTTATCACTTGGTGCGCGTCTTTTCTGTTTTAGGCTTTGGTTTCTTCCGCTGGTAAAAATCCACATAAACAGGATACTTATTCTTGTTCAGTATTTCAATACCATGAAAGAGATGGGCCTTCCCGCTCTCAACCTTTTTACCGGACGTTTTCTTTGGCTCTTTTAATTTCTGGATACGAATCATAGGTGTTGCTCTCTTTCTGTTTAACTTTCCTCGCGAGAAACAATAATAATTTCTTGAGATACTTTTTTATGGAGAGCCAGAAGTGTATCTTCAGCGCGTTTTATCGCTGGATGATTTTCAGGGAGAGCCTCCCGAATGGATCGCGACACAGCTTTAAATCCATCAGTCATTAGTCCGATCTTCTCCAAGGCAGAAGCCGTAGGTACTTGTGTTCCGATTTTCACTTCAAATTCTGTCTGTTCCGGTGCCATATGATTCCCTTTCGCTTTGATAGTTCCCCACCGCAGTATGCAACAACTGTCCCAAGTAATTCAACTTCTTTTAATTATGTGGCCTTGTTGATGGTTTCCATCTTCTGCTCTAGCACTCTCCAAATGTGTTCGTCTTGTGGAGAACCCAAGATTCTGTGAACAGTTCTCGGCTCTGTGTGCCCCATCGCTCGGGTTCGATTAATCACTTGC